TAACTTTTTAAAGTTAAGCTCAGGCCCGTAAGCTTGGGCTTTTTTTTTAAATAACAAATTGATATATTTGTACGTTATATAAGTATGATAACAATTAATAAGAATAATAGTAATACAGTTATCTTAACATTACAGGAGAAATGTTTATTAGCAAATCCTTATTTTTTATTTCAGTTTAAAAACGTTCAAACAAATACATCACAATATTTTTTACCAGCGGATATAAGCACACAAAAGGAACGATATAATGAATTTATAATAGTTGAAACAGCAACACCAACAACTGCTCAGATTTCATTAACAGTAGGCGATTACGAATATACGATATACGAACAAGTAGGCAATAGTAATACTAATCCAACTGGATTAAATGTAGTGGAGGTGGGTTATGCAACTTGTTTTGATTTAACAAAAATTACATTTAAAGAATATCAAGGTGGAGCAATAACTAACAAGGTTTACAATGGCTAAAAAATTAGAAGTATATAATGACATAATTACTATTAAGATGGATGTTAACCAACTTCCTACTTATAAAATAGATACTGCTGGTGAGTTTGTTAAGTGGGGCAAAGACAATAACTTCCCTAAAGAATTATTAAATTCTTATAACAATCATCCTGAGCATGCTGCTATTGTAAAAGGTAAAGCACGTTATCTTAGCGGATTGAAAATAGTACCTAGTCAAGATTTACCACAAGTTCAACAATTTTTAGCCAAGGCAAATAGATTTGATTCATGGTATGAATTAAGAAAAAAATGTGATTCCGATAAAGCAATTTACGGAGGTTTCGCATGTCAAGTAACAACTAATTTAATAGGGCAACCGATTGAGTTTTACCATTTAGATATGGGTAAGATAAGACTAAGTGCAGATAATTGCGGAGTTTGGTATTCAGAAGATTGGACTGCTAAAAGTTACCATTTAAAAAAGACTTACTTTCCATTTTACAAGGAAGGCTTTATAGGTGCCTCAATTTACTATTCTAAGGACTTCACACCGTCTTTAAATGAATTAGATGGTTTATATCCTTCACCGGATTATTCAAGCGTTCTATTGGACATTAATACCGATATTGAGATTAGCAACTTTTTTCATAGTTTAGTAAAGAATGGATTTAGTGCTGGTCATATTATAACTTTCTTTAGTGGTAAATTAACACCTGAAGTTAAAGAAGATATCAAAGAAAGATTCCAAGAGAAACATCAAGGCACTCAAAATGCTGGCAAAGTAGTTTTATCATTCACTAATCCCGATGGCAAAGGAGCAGAAGTTGTAAATGTAACTCCAACAGGTTTAGCGGACCAATACGAAGCGTTAAATAAACGTAACCAACAAAAGATAATCACAGGACATAACGTGCCAGGAGTATTGTTTAAAATCAAAACTGAAGGTACTTTAGGAGATCGTAACGAATTAGATTTAGCTCACGAATTATTTATTAACGAATATGCTAAGATTGAACAAGTAGCTTTTAATAAGTTTATTGATAAAATGTTTAAACTAAAGACTGGTTTAGATATTACATTTGAAGTTGAACAAGTTCAGCCAATAGGCAAAGAACTGCCATTAGAAAATCAAAATGTTATCAATGCTTTAAATGCTAGAGATCCTAATATCGTAACTAATTATATTATTGAAAAATACGGGTTAAAGATTGAAGCTGCAGAAATTGGCACTCCGAGTGCGACTGTAATTCAAGAAGAAATACAGGTAAACGAACATCTTAAAAACTTAACAGGCCGACAAAGACAAAATTTATTTAATATAGCCAACAAGTTAAAGAAAGGTGATTATACAGCGGACCAGGCTTTGATAATGATTAAAACAGGATTTGGATTAAGTGATGCGGATGCTTTAACATTCTTAGGAATAGCTCAGGATGAAATGAATAATGAGGTTGTAAAAGTTCAACAATCAAGTGATAAAGAAAAAAGATTTATCGAATGGGCAACTGCTCGAGCAATACAAATAGATGACGAAGATGAAATAATCGATATTGAGTATGTAAACTTTAAGGATTCAAAACAAGTTTTAAAATTCGAGTTATCTAAACAAAAATTATACACAGCTAATAGATTTCAGTTATCGGAAACCGATTTAAGAAATGGTATATTAAACCAATTAAAAGGTAATCCATTTGCTAAACCTGAAGAACTTGCTAAGTCGTTAAATGTCGATAAAGATAAAGTTACAACTGTATTAGAATGGTTAGCAGCTAAAAAATTAATTGATACTTTAGGAGGTTTATTTACACCAACTGAAAAAGGATTAGATAAAGATACTGAAGATTACGAGACCGAAATTTATACAGTTTATAAATACGATAAAAGACCCGATGTAAGTGGTAGTAAATTAATATCAACATCAAGAGATTTTTGTAGAAAAATGGTTGCTTTAACTTCAGGAACTGAATTAGTCGATGGCAAAATGAAAGCTAAAAGATTAACATATAATGAAATTGAAGATTATACTAACGAGTTTGGAGAAGATGCTTGGAATTTTAGAGGAGGATTTTATAATGATGGAACTGAAACAACTCCTTGGTGCCGCCATATTTGGGTAGGTGAAACTAGGATAAAACGTAAAAAGAAATAAACATGGCAACACTTTGGATAGGTCAAGATTATTTAATTAGACATTCGGTTATTGATGACAATACTGAATACGATAAGATAACACCAGTTATTGAATTGGTACAGGATAAATATATACTTCCCCTTTTGGGAACGAGTTTATACAATACTATTGAAACTCACATCTTAGCTTATATAAATTCAGCAACTACAATTCCAGCAGCTTACAAACTAATAATAGATAACTACATTTTAAAAATGATGGTTCATTATATTATGTATGAAAGCTCACCAACGTTTAAATTCCGATATGCTAACAAAGGCATAATGACAAATAGTAGTGATAACGGGCAACCAATACCAACTAACGACATGGAATATTTAATGAATATTTGGAAAACTAATGGTGAGATGTACGGTGATAGAATGATAAAATATTTAAACTATAATAACTCTACTTATCCAACTTACAATAATAATACAGGAGCGGATATATTCCCTGAGCGTAATGCTTACGATGTGGATATTTATTTAGGTACGAGAATTTTAGGTAAAAAAGATTATAGTAATATTCAAGATAACCGAGATAACCCTATATGGCAATAAGAAAAAAAACAAAGATTGAAATTAAAAAGTACATTAAAAAAAATAAGAAATTAATAGATGTTTACCTTAAACAAATTAATATCAACAATAGCAACGTACTCAACTGCTCACAAGCAAATTAAGACTTGGTATTTTGGTGACCCTTGGGATCAATTAAATGGCGGTCAGTCAATTAAATATCCTATGTTATTTGGTACTTTACAACCTAATAGGGTTGAAGGGACTAGTGATATTACTGTTATAAGATTTTACATTTGTGATAAAAGCAAGAAGGGTTTAAGAAACCAATTAGAAGTCTTATCGGATTGCAAACAAATAGCTTTAGATACTTTAATTTATTTTAAACAATTTGATTTCTCAGAACTTATTGATGTAAATGAAAATGCAACTTTAACTGATTTTGTAGATGCTTTTAACGATGAGGTTGCTGGTTGGTTTTTTGATATTGAGTTTAAATCAATCTTTGAATGGGATGCTTGTTCGTTACCAATAACAGGTTCGCCATCAGTTATTAATCCTGACGATGTTAGAATAATTGACCAAGATGGGAATGTTATTGCGGTGGTGCCTTGCGGTTCTTATTATACGATTGAAGTTTTACAACAACTAATACAAACATTAACTGATCCAGCTCCTGTAACAATAATACAAACTTTAACATAAAATGGCAGTAGTAGAATTAAGATACGATCCAAAAAATTCAGCATGGTTTTCAGCCAATGCAACTATGGTTTTAAAAGCTGGTGAGCCAGCGTATTTAAGTACAACGGGTCAATTCAAGTTAGGCGATGGGACAACACAATTAAGTGCTTTATCTTTTTTGCCAGCTGGAAGCGGAATAACATTAACAACAAATAATACAAGTGGAGCATCTACTTTAGTAAGTAATGTTTTAAATATTCCTATATATAGTGGTGGCGGTGGCGGTACTAATTTCAATGTATTAATTGATGGCGGTACTTTTGCAGCAGCAACTTCATATACTTTAATAGATGGCGGTAACTTTATTTAATAATATATAAAATGGCAATAAGAATTAGACGTGGCACGAATGCCGATAGAATAACGGTTGTATTAGAAAGTGGCGAAGTCGCTTATACAACTGATACTAAAATGTTTTATATCGGAGACGGTACTACTTTAGGTGGTACTTTAATCGGACCAGGTGCAGCGGGTGCTGTTACTTGGGGTGCTATAACAGGAACGTTAGCAAGTCAAACCGATTTGAATACAGCATTAGGAACTAAAGTAACTGGCAATACAGCTATAACTG